CATGGTTAATCCGCGGTCTAACATTTCTTCTGTATCGATTTCCATACGAATAACCCATTTAGATTTTGTAGTGTTGTCATTATTTGTTAATTCACCATCATTACATTCGGTTAGTAATGATTCAAACTCTTTATATTGTTCCATCGTTGTGTTATCTTCTTCAATAAGAGTATTCATATCATCCGGGTCAAAACAGATTTGAATCGAACTAACAACAACTTTCAATTTCGTATGCTCAATCTTATTTAAAATTTTCTTTGCGTTTTCTTGGTCTTGTTCTTCATTTTTATGAAGATAAACAGTACATGCTGGTTGTTTTGGATTTTCAGATAAGGATAAGATTTCTTCAATACGTGGCAATCCACGCGTAACATTTGATTTACTCGCCACACCAGCAAAATGAAAAGTATTCAGTGTCATTTGCGTAGTGGGTTCACCAATTGATTGAGCGGCAATCATACCAACCATTTCCCCTGGCGCAATAATTGCCTTTTTATACGCAATAACAATCGTTTGAATTAACAATTCTAAATTTCTACGGTTAAATCGTTTCACCATTAAAAGGTCTTTAAGATTCAAATAATAGTAATACATTGCTTTAAATAATCTAGTTGGTCGAATAAAATAGATTGAATCGATTTGATTATACCCATCATCAATAATGTTAATTGCTTCAAGAGGTGTTAAATCGACTAATGCGTTTCCATTCATATACAATTGTCCTTGGATATTATTAATAATGTGAGTGAATCCAACAGGAATATTTACTTTATCATTTTCTTTATCACCAAAAACATATTTAGCTAACGCATCTCTTTCTTCAATAAATTCATTAATAATTTCATTTATTTTTTCTGTAAGTTGATTATTTTGTTTTTTAATGCGCGGAATAACCGCTTTTTCAAAATATACGGAATATACCGATGTTGATTGTTTTCCATTTAATTGCGTAGTTGTAATAGATGAATGAAAATGTCCATAAATTTCTTCTAATGTCATTTTTACTAATGGCAAATATTGCGATTCAACTTTTACAGGATCAAATCCATCTTCGCCATATGAAAACTGAATAATTTTATTTTTATTATTACGCACAGTCATGTCATACTCAACTTTCAAATCTTCTAACCCTTTAATCAACCGCCGTTGAATGTATCCAGTTTGAGATGTTTTAACTGCCGTATCAATAATACCAATACGTCCACCCATCGCATGAAAGAATAATTCCTCAGGTGTTAATCCGGAAATAAATGAATTCTCAACAAATCCACGTGCTGCTGGCGAATCATCATATTTACTATAATGTGGCAAAGTTCTGTTTTCAAATCCATATGGAATACGCTTGTTATCAACATTCTGTTGACCAACACATGAAATCATTTGCGAGATATTTAAATCACTCCCTTTTGACCCAGCATTTACCATAATAACAAATCGATTATCTTTACTTAAACTTTCACGTCCAATTTTACCGGCATCATTTACCGCACGACTTAAAATATTATTTACTTGTGACTCAAATTCCTGTTCATCGGTTTTTCCAGTTTTATTTTCAAAAATACCTAAATGCGTTTGATCAATCAAATTTTTTACTTCCATTTTCTTTTTTGAAATAACACTAGCAATAGAAGCATTTGTTTTTTCATCTGAATTCAAATCACTAATACCAACACTATATGCGCTGGATTTCATATATTCTGTGACAATATTCTGTAAATTATTAATAAAATCAATAGATGCATGATTGCCAAAATCATTACATATGCGTAACAACATTCCAGTCGAACCACCGCCAAGAATGCCTTTATCTAATTGTCCACGAACATATTTTCCGTTTACAATTTCTAAAACAGAATTTGCGGTTTTATAATCATGGTCTTCTTTAAATCCTTTACTTTTATATTTCAAAGACATTGGTGGCATAATTTGTGATAAAATTTCAAAATTACTAACACTTGTTTTTGGAATAGCATTTACATTTACTTTATTAAACGACATTAACAAATTCATTGCTTCCCTTGGCGTAAATTTAATATTTTCACGTGTAAAGCGATATGAACCTAAAAGCGAGTCTTGAAAAATTCCAACAATTGAATTATTGCTTGCTGGACTAACAATTTGCCAAGGAACTGCTGCTAAATTTTTCAGTTCAGATTCGCTTTCTACATCTTGTGGCATATGTAAATTCATTTCATCACCATCAAAATCGGCATTATATGGTTTGGTATCTGCCACATTCATGCGAAAAGTATCACCGACTGGCATAATTTTCGCCAAATGCCCCATCATAGACATTCGGTGTAGTGTAGGTTGACGATTAAATAATATAATATCACCGTCCATCATATGGCGATGAACAATATCGCCTAATTCTAATTTAATTGATTCGCGGTCGACATAACGCAATGAAATATTGTCGCCGTTTTTCTTTTCAAGAATTTTAGCGCCAGGATGAACATCTGGTCCATTTTGAATTAATTTTTCTAAAAATTTTCTATTCATTGTATTTACAGTGACTGGTTTAGTAATATTTTTGGCAATTTTCATAGGAATACCTAATTCTTGTGCGCCTATATTAGGGTCTGGCGTAATAACTGACCGGGCACTATAATCAACACGTTTCCCCATTAAATTTCCACGGACACGTCCGTGTTTTCCATTTAATCGTTCTTTAATTGATTTTAGTGGACGACCAGAACGCTGTGCCATAGGTGCTGCGCCAGGAATAGTATTGTCAACCATAGTTGCCACATAATATTGTAATACTGCTGACCAATCATTAATTACGTTTGTGCTTGCGTTTGTTTTAATTTTTTCTTGAAGTGTTTTATTTGCCTTAATGATATTCACAATAATGTGCGTGATATCATCTTCGCTACGTTGTTGTGAGTCATGTTTTACGGATGGACGAACCGCAGGTGGTGGGATTGCTAAAACTTGACAAATCATCCAATCAGGACGCGACCAAATAGGACTAAATCCCATAAATGTTACATCTTCATCGGATATGCGTCGAAAACATTTTACAACAACTTCTGGGGTCAAACTCATTGTTAAATTATCAGAATCTTCACCAGCAATATTATTTTCCCATTCGGCAATTAAAGTAGCAATTCCTTCTTTTTTTATTTTATTTGGTTGTTTACATCCACAACCATCATCAGTATCTTCACCGCATCTTTTAATTTTTTTACACAATTCATTTACAAAATTCCATCTATCTTCGGATGACATATTCAACGCATGTTTATATTTATTTTTACTGATGAGTAACTTACTACATTTAATGCAGACACATTTAAGAATTTTAATGATGGTAGTTAAATATTGGATATAAAATAAAGGACGTGCTAATTCTAAATGACCAAAATAACCAGGCGTTTGCATATAATCAAGACCGTCTGTTGGACACACCAATCCAGGTTCAAGAACGCCCATACGCGGGTCAAACATACCATTAATAACCGGTTTATTATTTATATATGTATCACGACTAGTAATTTCCGCAACGGAACCTTTCCTAATTTCTTCTGGTGATAATATACTAAACTGAATCCCAATAATTTGGGACGCATTTTTCTTAGAAATCGTTCCTTTTGTTCGTTGTGTCATTCTTATAATAACTAAATAATATTTAGATTGTTTTAACTCAATTTTTTAATTAATTAAAAAATAAAGTAGAATAAAATATATAGAATAAAATATATAGAATAAAAATTAAAAATAATATTTATTCTATATATTTTAATTAAAAAATTGATTTATCTAAATAAGTTTAAACATTATTAACCATACATTATTAACCATATATTACTTTAATTATAAAACATGTCGTCAAATGATTCTAAACTCACTTCTAAATCTAAATTAAATTCTAAATCCTCAACATTGGTATCTTCCGTAAAAGGACAAGAAACGCAACAAAAAAAATATAAGAAGTATGATAGTCAAAAACCAAAATCATCAACTAAGGAAAAATATACAAATAATATGTCTTCTGATGAAGATAATGATGATGATGATTCAACATCATCTATTATGTCAGATGAAGATGATTATGAAGAAAATGAAATAGATATGAAAGAATATAGAAAACTACTTTCGGAATTATTTCCTTCTAAATATATGAAAGAAAAAGCAAAAACAACTCCTCCCTCTAAACCACAAAAACAAACACAACCACAACCTAAAAATGAAGTAAAACATGAATCTCAAACCAAAGTTAATACTATTAACCATAAGGGAAATAAATCATCAAAACCCATTATCTATACTAATAAAAAGGCAAAGAAGGAAAAAAATGAAAAGGAATTATCAGAAATAGAGTTGGGTTCAGAAGATTCAGATGAATACGAAACATATTCTGATACAGACTATTCAGATGAAGACTATGATGAAGAAGAAGAAGAAAATGTAGTAACAATGAATTTATTAAATAGAAATGATAATCCAACAAAATTTAATATTATATTTACAATTGGTGGTGGAAATGAAGACGAATATTATGATGAAGAAGATGATGATGATTATGATATTGATGAAGATGATGATTCTGATTATGATGATGATTCTAATACTGATGAAGAAGAATATGAAGTTGAGGAGAAAGAAAAAAGTATTTCTAAAAGTCGAAGTAGAAGTAACGGAATTCAGAATAATAGAAAAAATACAAAAGATTTATCAGTTGATGAAGATAATGAAGATAATGAAGATAATGAAGATAATGATATTGTCGACGATGACCAATCATTTACAAATCAGGAGGCATTTGATAAATTTAATTTAATGATACAAGGATTAACTGCTACTGAAAAAAAGAATCCAGTTGTCAAGCAAATGATTATAGATATTAAGGAAAAAGAAAAATTATTCAAAAAAGAAGAAGACCGAAAACATAAAAAACATAAAATTAAGAATACGAAAAAATTTCGTGGATTACTTAAAGAAAAAAATGTAATGAATGATGTGAAATTCTTTAAAGAAAACATGACTTCTAAACAACAGGAGTTAGTAATTAAAGAAATCGAAGATATTAAAAAGTTCTCTGATGTTGAAAAACCTTATCGTCTTACACTTTTAGAATCTGATATTCCTACCGCATTTAAAGCATGTGCTTATAAGAAAATTAATACATTAAAATATATGGAACCAGGCGCAGGTGAATATTATAAAATTAAAAATTGGGTGGATACATTTATGGGCATTCCATTTGGTAAATATAAAAATTTGCCTTTAACAATTGAAGATGGTGTAGAAAAGTGTCATGAATTTATGGGGAATGCTAAACAAATATTAGATGATGCTGTTTATGGTTTGAATGACGCAAAATTACAAATTATGCAAATGATTGGACAATTGTTGGTGAATCCAACATCTGTTGGAACTGCTATTGCGATTAAAGGACCAATGGGAACTGGAAAAACAACACTAATTAAAGATGGTATTAGTAAAATTCTTGGACGTGATTTTGCGTTTATCGCACTTGGTGGAGCAACTGATAGCAGTTTCTTAGAAGGGCATTCGTATACATATGAAGGTTCTTCCTGGGGTAAAATTGTAGATATTATTATTCGTTGTAAATGTATGAATCCAGTTATTTATTTTGATGAATTAGATAAAGTGAGTGATACACCACGAGGTGAAGAAATTATTGGTATTTTAACACATTTAACTGATACGACACAGAATAGTAAATTTCACGATAAATATTTTGCCGAAATCGATTTTGATTTGAGTCGGTGTCTTTTCATTTTCAGTTATAATGATGAATCAAAAGTAAACCCAATTCTTCGTGACCGAATGTATCGTATTCATACCAAAGGATATGACCAACCACAAAAAACTACAATTTCTAATAATTATTTATTGCCAAGTATCCGTAAACAAGTGAAATTTAATGAAAGTGATATTATTATTCCAGATGAAACCATCCATTATATTATTACAAATCATACCGATAAAGAAGATGGTGTGCGTAATTTGAAACGGTGCTTAGAAATTATTCATACTAAATTGAATTTGTATCGATTAATGAAACCAGATACTAACCTATTTGAATCGGATATGTCAATCAAAGTATCATTTCCATTAACTGTTACGCCTGAAATTGTTGATAAACTTATTAAAAAGAATACTGAAACTGGTGCATGGGCAAATATGTATTCATAAAAATATAAAAATATATGAATATAAAAATATAAAAATATATGAATATAAAAATATAAAAATATAAAAATATATGAATATAAAAATATAAAAATATAAAAATATAAAAATATAAATGAATAACTTTTTTTATGAAAACCATAACTTAAATAAAATAAATTTTAAAATAATTAATTTAAAAAAGGAAGTAGAGAGAAAAGAATTTATGAAATTACAATGTGATAATATAGGATTAAATTATTCATTTTTTGAAGCAATTGATGGATTAACCTATAACTTTAAAAATGATATTGATCAATATTATTTGAAAAATATTTCAGAATCTACTTTTAATACAAGAAAAGGAGTTTTGGCATGTTGTATTAGTCATATACAAGCAGTTAAAGAATTTGTTATTAATAGTGACAATAAAAATTATATGGTTATTTGTGAAGATGATGTGATTTTTACTGACATTAATACTGAAAAAATTATTCAAAAAATAATTAATAATAGTAATTTGAATGAAATTGGTATTATTTATTTAGGGTTATCAAAATTAGAACAACCAGTAACTGAAAAAATATTTGATATAGATGAAAGATATAAATTATATGTTTCTGATAGATGGATGTATCAAGGTGCTATGGCATATTTAATCACAAAAAATGTAGCTAAACAAATATTGCAAAGATATTATATGGGTTATTGTAGATTACCAATTGATCATTTTTATATTGAACAAATAAAGAATTCTTATATAGTATATCCGCCATTAATTATACACAATAATATCGGTAATAGTTCGATTGATAAATGTGGTGGTCATTGAATGTATAAATATAAATTTTAATATATAAGTATAATTTTTAATATATAAGTATAATTTTTAATATATAAGTATAATTTTTAATATATAAGTATAATTTTTAATATATTAAAATGAATAATTCACAAGAACTTATAAATAAATTAAATTTATCACATTCTTTATCATTTCAAGATAATAATTATAGTAATTATATTAGTGGCATTGAGAATGAATTAATGAAAGATGATATTATTGATAATCCTATAAAACATAGAGCATGTGCTACGGTAGGGTATTATTATGGAAAAACCCATAATTATGAAAAGGCATTTAAATGGTTACAAAAGGTTTTTTTATTTAATAAAAAAACTAATTATAATTATGATACGCATAATTGGTTAGTTTTTATGAATATTATATTTCAACTCATTCCCTTTTCATTAGAAGAAGAAGAAAGAATTAGTAGTACTATTGTTAAAAATTTAGATGAATTACTTGATATGCCGCAATTAAACATTAACAATTTATTAATATTAGACCATTCATTTTGGTATGGGTATCTAAATACCAATCAAAAAACAATATATGAAAAATATGCGAAGCTTCAAATGAAGATATTTCCTGATTTTTCTAATAAAATAAAATATAATTCATTGGATAATATCAATAATAATAAAATAAAAATAGGCATTATATCTGCTTCGTTACAACCCAGTTCATTATTAGATAATTCAAATATACATTCATCTAGTATTAGTGATAGTTTTTATACAACATTTTTGAATTTATCAAAGGATAAATTTGAAGTAATATTTATTTATTATAATATAGATAAACCGTCATATATCAAGGATAATTATATTAATGATAATAATAATGTCTATTTATCAGAAATTTCAACGAATGACACTAATTCAGTTCTACAAGCACAACAACAAATCGCTGAATTAAAATTAGATATTTTGTTATATTTAGATCTACATATTCATCCCATGTTAAACTATTTGGCATTATCTAAATTAGCACGTGTTCAAGCGTGTACTCACGGACACCCAGTAACATCAGGAATTCCTAGAAATATTATGAACTATTATTTATCTTGGGAAGCTGCTGAAATTGATAATGCGCAGGAACATTATACTGAGGAATTAATTCTTTTACCAAAAAATATTGTATGGGAATATTACGTTCCACGCAATAGTAAAGAACAAATGTCTCTTTTAACCGGAAAATATTGGGGAAATATTACACGCAATGATATGCGTTTTTTACCCTCATTATGTAATTCATATAAAAACTGGTATTTTTGTGCCCAAGCAGCATTTAAATTACATTTCACTTTTGTGAAAATTATGAAACAAATTCTAGAAAAAGATAAAGATGCTATTATTATTTTAATAAGAAATGATAAAGAATTATATCATTTACATGATAGATTAATTAAATGTTTTAAATATTATAATATCGATGAGAACCGAATTGTATTTATAAATAAAATGCCCCATCATGAAATGATGTCTATGTATAAAAATTGTGATGTTGCGTTAGACAGTTATTTCTTTGGTGGAGATACAACAACACGTGAAGCGTTTGAAATCGGCACACCTATTGTAACTTTACCTCATAAATATCTTGGAACGCGATGGACGCAAGCATATTATAAACATATGGGGATTACTGAACTTATTGTAAATAATCACGAAGAGTATGTTGAAAAAGCGATTCAAGTAGCAACGAATAAAGCATATTCAAAAAGTATTCGAACTGATATTTTAAATAATGTACATAAACTATTTCATAGCAAAGATGCGTCAAAGGCATGGGAAGATGCTTTTATTAAGATGACTGATAATGATAATGATAATGCTAATGATAATGAGAATGCTAATGATAATGAGAATGCTAATGCTAATGCTAATACTAAAATAAATAAAAATGATAATAGTATAAATAATTTAAATAGTATAAATAAAATCCCAAAAATAATTATCCAAACATGGAAAAATCATGATATTCCTGAAAAATATCAAAATTTTGTAAATAAAATAAAATCATTACATCCTGAATTTAAATATATGTTTTTTACAGATAATGATATTGAAGAATTTATGAAAACATATTATCCAACATTATATAATACTTATAATAATTTCAAATATACAATTCAAAAAATAGATTTTTTTAGATATTTGGCGGTATATCATTATGGCGGATTTTATTTTGATATTGATATGAATATTAATACTTCTATTAATGAATTATGTAATTATGAATCTGTTTTTCCAAAAGAATTGGAAACTATTTCTAAGGATAAATTATTACTTTCTCAAAATATGACTTATTTAATTGGAAATTATGCGTTTGGTTCTAGTAAACATAATAAATTTTTAAAATTAATTATTGATAATATAATAAAAAATAGAATTCATATTAATGATATACCATATCATGGAAATATTAAAGAACCATATGTATTATATACGACTGGACCTGTTATGGTAACACAAACTTATATTGATTATAAATTTAAAAATAATATTAATATAATAAAACCTACAATTTTCAAAAACAACTTGTTTGGTAATTATGGAGAACATATGACATTCGGTTCATGGAAAAATGACGATGATGACAACAATATTGGCAAAACTAACAATAATGCGAATAATATAAGCAACACTAAGATTATCAATAACAATAATACTCCAAATACTCCAAATAAAGGAGGAACTGAATTAATGATTGAACGCATTAAATCTAATATTGATTTTACAAACTTCAATTTAATACACAAGCATACTGATAATGCTGACTCAGATAAAACAACTATTTTTTATTGTCATGATTTACCTGGTGATGGCAATATAACAATAGGCATTGAAAACCATAAAAATATTATTTTTGTATCAAATTATCAGAAAAACTTATTTCTGGATCAATATAATATACCCTTTCAAAATTATAGAGTTATTGAGAATGGAATATACCCTATTGCCGAACATAAAAAGGATAATTCAGTATGTAGATTAATATATCATACAACTCCTCATAGAGGATTGGATATTTTGGTAAATGTATTTCCTAAACTTATACCAATATTTGAATCACAAGGGATAAAAGTACATTTAGATGTATATAGTAGTTTAAATATTTATAATAGACCAGATTTAGATGTTTATTTTAACGAATTATATGACGAAATAAAAAGTTGTTCACATATGACTTATCATGGAACTGTTTCTAATGATGAAATTAGAGAAGCATTGAAAAAAGCACATATTTTTGCGTATCCATCAACTTTTATGGAAACGAGTTGTATGGCATTAATGGAAGCAATGTCAGCAGGATGTATTTGCGTTCATAGTTCATATGGATCATTACCAGAAACAGCAAATCGGCATACAATGATGTATGAATACACCCCGAATAAATTCGACCATTGTAGTCGATTTGCGGAAACATTAATCCAAGCAGTAAAATTATATAATTCTGATAGCATTAATTTAAAATTAAAATTAGAAAAAATGAAAGAATACGCAGATTCTTTTTATAATATTAATAACTCAATAGAAAAATGGAAAAATTATATTAATGAACTGTCTAATGAAAAGAATGCGTCAAATAATAATAATAATAATAATAATATTCATTTTCACATTAATGAAAATAATGAAATTAATAAAAGCAATAAAATAAATTTTAAATTCATCAATTTAAAAAATGATGTAGAGAAAAAAGATTTTATGAAATTACAATGTGATAATATAGGATTAAATTATTCATTTTTTGAAGCAACTGATGGATTAACTTATAATCTTCAAGGAAAAGATAGAGATTATTTAAAAAATATACCAAAAAAACATTATGATACAAAAACTGGTTTAAGAGGAGTTATTGGTTGTATTCTTTCTCATATAGGAGTGATTGAAGATTTTTCCAAAAGTGATAATGATTATATAGTTGTTTGTGAAGATGATATGATTTTTACCGATATTAATACTGAAACCATTATTCAAAAAATAATTAACAATATTAATTTGGAAAAAACGGGTATTATTTATTTAGGGTTATCCAAATTAGAAGAACCAGATACAAAAAAAATATTTAATATAGATGAAAGGTATAATCTATATATTTGTAACAAATGGATGCATCAAGGTGCTATGTCTTATTTAATCACAAAAAAGGTAGCAAAAGAAATATTACAAAAATATTATGATGGAATTCTTTATACTCCAATTGACCATTTTTATTATACTAATATAAAAAACTGTTATATAGTATATCCCCCATTACTTATACATAATAATATTAACAAAAGTTCTATTGAAAAAAAAGGAGGGCATTAAATAATATAATATAATATAAATAAGATAAAATATAATATAAATAAGATATATTATAATATAAATAAAAATAATTAGTTATATTATAAATAAAGATAAGATAAGATGGAAATGAGCAAAAATGTTACTTTTTTGACAAAGATCGATACGACTGTGAAAAATATTATGAAAGATGGAAAGATTGATGAATTTGATATTCCTGAAATTCTTCTTCTTATTACTGATTTAGTTGCTACCAGTGAACAAAAGAAAATGACTCTTCCTCAATTAGAGGAAAGTATTAAAACTTTGTATACTTATATTATGGAACATTATAAGTTATTTCCAGAGGGTGATGAAGCAAAGAAAGAATCGTTTAAACGATTATTTGATATGTCCGTAAAACTTATTATGTTTCAACCTAATATTAAAAAAACGTGTAAAACGATTTTTCCTTGTATTGCTTAAAAAAAATAATCAATATTTTTATACCAATTATAAATATTTTGATCATTTGTAATAAATCGCATTATCTCTCTACATGTCAAATCCAATCTTTTAATTTTAATAATAATTTCGATGGTGTTACTATAATAATCAAGTAAATAATCAAATAATTTATTATAATTTAAATCATTATAGAATGAGATTGCTTCTTTTCTTTCCAATTCAGGTAAATTGGTTAAAAAATATTCAGTATTAATATTTTCGCGTTGTTCATTGCCACTATTTAAACGTGATATTAAACGCAATAATGCTAATGTATTATCTTTTAACTCTTTTTTAATTGTTTTTATGACTTGTTGTTTTTGACTATTAATCATTTCATGTGTCGATGAAGGGTATTCATTATACTGATTTTCTAATTCATTTATAATATCATTTTCATTTTGTTTTTGTTCCTGATTTTCATTTTGATTAAGTTGACTTATATAGTAAAAAATATTAAATAATTTTATAAGAACACGTTGTTTATTATTACTATTAAAACATAATTTGTAAGGGAAATAAGATGAAAAATGTGTTAAATCAAACTGACAACCATGATTTTCACGTGCGGATAATCCATAAATAATATGATTTAAATGATTACCAATTTCTTTATCAAAATATTCTGCCAATATCGCATTATTGCGTCCAGTGAATTCATGGTAAAGAGTAGTAATATTATTTTGTATTGCGAAATTATTTAAAATTCGTAAATCATCAGTGATATCAACTCCGTAACTAATGGGTTCCTGCGGTTCACAAAAAACTGATTTTTTATAAGTATATAAATTAATATATAAATTACGGTTTAAATAATATTGTGTAATTTCGGGATTAAATAATTCAGTTTCTATTTTATTTAATCTTTTATCATTCACCATATAAGGCGGTGATTCCTGAAATGGGTCAATAAGAATTATAAATAAATGTAAATTTGGAATACTATTTTTTAAATCCTGTAAAAAAGGCGGAAACTGATGATAATCTTCTAATGGTAAATTATTATTATTATTATTATTATTATTATTTATATAAGCAGATGCTCCAACACCTGTATATATAAAAACTGGTTCAGAAAAAGGAATATCATTTATTTCATTAAAAATATGTGTTAATATAGTATTCATCTAGTAATATTTTTTATATTTAATAATTATTTTATCTATAATAGATTATACATACTATATTTTATATGATTTATACAATTTATATAATTTATATATTTAATATTTCCAGCGCGCATCACAATGAATATCAGTAACAAATGTAAACATGACTTTATCAACAGAAGTGGATGGATTTATAAAAAAAATATTATTTTTTATTATTTGTTTATTTGTTTATTTGTTTGTTTATTTTAACGAATACTTTTCAAAAATGTTTGATTTATTGTGTGCCTTTTTCCATCAACCTAACCGATCGTCGAAGTGGTGTTTGTGTTGGGTTCTCATTTATTACCATATTCTCTTCTAAATAGTCTTTCATTTCATTTAATTTTGACATTAATTCCTTCTGCTTTTCATGATATTCTTGTATAGTTTCTTTTTTAATTATACATAAAAGTTCATGTTTTAGGGAATGATTTTTTTCCAACAAAATTGTAATGAATTTTGGATATTTAGAAAATGAAGGAATAAATAAATCTTGTTTAGTTTCGTTTGACAACATATATTCATACAACTCATATATTTTAATAATTTTATTATTTCTCTTATTATACCAACAACAAGAATTAACAAGGTTATCTATATCATTTAAATATTTTTTAATACGGTCTATTGCTTCTAATATTTTTCTTTCTTCTTCTTTTTCACGGTTTTCATGATTTTTGAAATATTCTAATTGAAGTTTTGCTTGGGTTCGAGTAAGCATTTTGTAAATTATTTAAGTTAGTTTAGGTATTATATTATTATTTAATTCATTAAAAAATAATTCAATTTTTGATAGATTTAATTAAAATATTTAATTAAAATATATAATTTAAATATATAATTTAAATATATAATTTAAATATATAATTAACATTTCCAACGCGAACCGCAAGGAATACATGTAACAAATGTAGTCATCGGTTCATCTGCCGAACGTGTTTGAAGTTGATAATAACTACATTCTTTGGATTTACACTTACGACATGTAAAATTATCAGTAGATGCTTCTAATTTTGGAGCATACCTATTTTCGTCGCGAATCTTTTTAGTTTCAATTAATTTACTCCATTTTTCAGGGAACATATCTTGGTGTGTCATAAATGCCAGTTCATGTGCTTTAATTGTTTTAGATAAAATACGTTGTTTCAGTTCATTATTTTTTAGATTAAAATAAATTGTACGCAATCTATCAATATATAATTGCACAAAATAGACATTATCCCATTTTTTTACAATATTTTTTTCTTCTGCCTGTTTAATACAATAATTATATATCCCTTTTTCAAGATTAGTTGCCATCTTTTCTTGATTATCTAATAATGAGGATATTTTTTTAGAAACATTAACTCTGAATTGTGATGAATTATCAATAACATACATTTTATGAATGATTATAAGAATCTGCTTTATTATAATCATTCATAAAATGTTTATATGATTTCAATTTTATTATTTATTTTATTTTTTATTTTATTTTTTATCAAAAAATATTTACTCATCATCATCAGAATAATCATATTCTGATTCTTCTAATTCATCACTAACATTGTCAATCGAACAATCATCA